ATGGAGAAACTGGTGAGGTTTATGATTCAAATGATGTGCTACATTTCACTGGGCTTACAACTGATGGAATAGAAGGTCTGAGTCCAATTACACAATGTAAAAAAGCAATAGGCTGGGGAATGGCCATTGAGGAATATGGAAACACATTTTTTAAAAATGGAGCAAAATTAAGTGGTGTTTTATCAACTGACAGAAGCCTTTCAGAAACTGCAATTGATAGATTAAGACAATCATTTAACAACACATATTCTCAACTTAGTGGAAGCAATCAAACAGCAATATTAGAGGAAGGATTAACATTTAAGCCAGTAGGAATTTCACCAGATCAAGCTCAGTTTTTGGCCTCTCGTACTTTCTCTTTAGAAGAGATTGGCCGAATTTGGAACATTCCACCACATATGCTCGGCGATTTATCAAAGTCAAGTTTTAACAATATAGAAATGCAAAGCCAAGAGTTTGTAACATATACTCTTTTACCTTATTTAACAAGAATAGAAAATGAGATGAATCTAAAATTATTTAGAACATCTGATGTTGGAAGGTTATTTGTCAAGTTTAATGTTGGTGGATTGCTAAGAGGAAACATAAAAGATAGAAGTGAGTTTTACACAAAAATGATAAATACTGGAGTGATGAGTATTAATGAAGTTAGAGCATTAGAAGATTTAAATAAAATTGAAGATGGTGATAAGCATTTTATGCAAATGAATATGACTACAATTGAAAAAATAGGAACTGATGCCAGCTAATAAATGTGCTAATGGAAAATGGAAGTGGGGTGAAACTGGTGCTTGTAAATATGATACTAAAAAACAAGCTGAGGATGATAACAGTAGTTACAGAAAAAAATTAGGAACAATAATAGTTGATGGAATTGAGGTACCTTTTTATGATACAATAGAAGAGGCAGAAAATGAGGCAAAAAGATTAGGTGGCTCTGGTTATCATGAGCATACTTTAGATGGAAAAGTTGTTTATATGCCTTTTGATTCACATGAAGAGTTATTAAAAGTGATGAATAACAGATCAATAAAAAAATATAATAATATGGAAAAAAGAATTTACAATATAGAAACAAGAATTGATTCAACAGATGATGGAAAAGAAATGGTTGTTGGTCATGCATCAATGTATAACACAAGAAGTGAGTTTATGGGATTCTATGAAACAATAGAAGAGGGAGCATTCACTGATGAACTAATAAACAGTTCAGATGTTAGGGCTTTAATTAATCATGACCAAAATCTTATTCTTGCAAGAAATACATCTGGAACATTAAAATTAGAAGCTGATGCTCAAGGATTAAGATATGAGTTTGAAATGCCAGAAACATCTTATGGAAAAGATTTAGCTGTTTCAATGAAGAGAGGTGATATAACACAAAGTAGTTTTGCATTTACTGTTGAGGAAGATGATTGGAGTACTGATGATAATGGTAATGATTTAAGAACTATAAAAAAAATAAAAAGATTATATGATGTTAGTCCAGTAACATATCCAGCATATCAAGATGCTAATGATTTGACTATTGCACAAAGAGGATTAGCAGAATACAAAGAAACATTAAAGAAGGTTGATGTAATAGAAGAAGTAAAAGAAGAAAAAGATTTAGTTAGCCGTTCATTAGCAAAACTAAAGATTGAATTAAAAAAAAGAAAATAATTAAATAATTAAAATTAAAAAAATGAAAAATTCTAAAGAATTAAAAGAATTACGTTCAGATTTAATTGGTGAGCTTGAATCAATCAAGTTAGTTGCTGAAAATGAAGAACGTGATTTAACTAAAGAAGAGAATGAGAACATGGATTCTATTCTTACAAAAATTGATGACAATGATGTTGCCATTACAAGAGCTGAAAAAGTAGAAAACAATTTGAAATTAGCTGCATCATCTACTGGTGCAAAAGTTTCTTCTGTAAATACTGACAAAGCTACAAGAGGATGGAGCTTATTTAAGGCTGTTAATGAAATCAGAAATGGTGGACAATTAACTGGTTTAGAAGCTGAGATGCATCAAGAAGCTCAAAATGAAGCAAGAAAAGGTTTACAAGGAATTGGATTACCTTCATTCATGACAGAAAAAAGAACAATTGATCAAGGAACATCAGCAATTGCTCCAGTTTCTGTTGGTGCATATGTTGATAGTTTACAAGCATCTGGTCTTTACAATAGAGTTGGCGTTCAAGATTTAGGAACTGTTGCTGCTGATACTGTTCTTCCAATTGCTGGTGGATCAACTGTTGCTTGGGCTGCTGAAAATAATGCTACTGCTGATACTGGTGCAGATTTTGGAAAAGTTACTTTAACTCCAAAAAGAATTACTGGTGTTGCAAATCTTTCTAATGTTATACTTGCTCAAAATGGCCCAGCTGCTGAGGCTGCTGTAATGAGAGATATGGGAAGAAATATGGCAACTCAAATTGATGCTGCTATGTTTGCATCTGCTAATGTTGCAAATGCTCCTGGTTGTATTGTTGGAACTGCTGGAACTTTAACATTTACTGAATCTGTTGCTGGTGGTGCTGCTGGTGCTGCTGCTGATGCTTTAGAAGCTATTCAAACAATTGCAAATAATCATGGTTTAGATGGTAACTTAGCTTTTGTAAATAACTGGGCATTATATTCTGCATTAAAAAGTGGAACTCAAGTTACTGGTGTTTATCCAGCTTATGTTGATGATAAATTAATGGGATATGATGGTTACTTTAGTTCTGCAACTGGAACTGCTGGTGGTCCTCCAATTACATCTGCTGATGGTTTATTTGGTGATTTCTCAAGAGTTTACATGGCTACTTTTGGTCCTTCTAATATTTTGGTTGATCCATATACTAATGCTAATTCAAATGAAGTTAGATTAGTTATGAATAATCACATGGATTGGGGTGTAGCAAGTGGAGCATCATTTGTTAAATATACTACTGTTCTTTAGTAGTTAATAATTAATTCAAGAAAGGGGTGGTGGAATTACCATCATCCCTTTTTTTATAAATAAATAATATGAATAATTACTGCAATCCATATAATTTTGATAGTGTTTTAATTAAAGAACAAAGAACGTATCAAGTTGTTACTCCAGCATCTACTTATCCAGTTTCTTTAACAGAGGCTAAATTGCATTTAAAAGTGGATATAACAACAGATGATGCTTTGATTACTAATTTAATTGTTGCTGCAACTCAATTAAGTGAAGAGTACACAAATAGATTTTTTATTGATACTGTTGTTAATCAAACATCAACAAGTTTTAATGGATTAAATGAATTATTTAAAAGCAAGGTTAGTTCAGTTACTCATGTAAAATATTATGATTCTAATAATACACAACAAACTTGGGCAAGTTCAAATTATGTTGTAAACAATGAGTTTGAGCCATGTCAAATTAATTTAGTAGTTGATGGTACTTTGCCAAGTATTGCTAAAAGAGTTGATGCTGTTGAATGTAAATATACTGTTGGTTATGGAACTGCAAGTGATGTTCCAGATGTTATAAAACAAGCTATTCTTTTGACTCTTGGAAACTGGTATGAAAACAGAATGTCAGTTATTACTGGTCGCACAACAACTGAGATGCCTATGTCGGCAAAGTTTTTATTAGATACTTATAAAGTGCAAGTTGTTAGATGATGCTAATTGGCCAATTAGATAGAAGAGTAAGCATTTATTCTGTAAGCACATCAGCTAATAATTATGGTGAACTTACAAGAGCATATAGTTTATTTAGAGAGGTTTGGGCATATGTTGAATGGAAGGGTGGAAGTGAAGGAACAGATCAAAGTGAAAAAATAACTGGAATGACAAAGCTTCATGTTTATATTAGAAATTTAGATATGGGTAATCTAACATTGCAATCAAGAATTGATTATGATGGAAAACAGTATTTTCCTAAAGTTATAAATCAAATTGATGGAAGAGAAGCATTTTTAGAAATAATTTGTGAGAATAAAGATTAATGGCTAAGTCAAACATAACAGTTTTAGGAACAAAAGAATTAAATGATTTGTTTATGCAATTACCTAAA